GAAAAGATTATTGGTTGTATACCAAAAGGTGACGGTGACAACGTAGGAATTGCAGACGCAAATGATTCTGCAGGTTTTGATGCTAACGCAGTTGTAGGTTCAAGTTTTAAAATTACTTGTATTTCAACTACAGCAGCACTAGCGTTCTTGTTACACGATGTCATTGACGGTCTAGCAGCAAACGTTGGCGGCCTTAACCTTAAATAATGGTAGTTAATAAAGCTGGTAATTATACAAAGCCCACTATGAGAAAAAATCTTTTTAATAGTGTAAAAGCTGGGAGTAAGGGTGGAAAGGCAGGCCAATGGTCTGCCCGTAAAGCCCAGCTTCTTGCTAAAAAGTATAAAGCTAAAGGCGGAGGATACAAATAATGGCATTATCAAAAAAACAAAAGAAGATAGCTGCAGTAGCATCACCAAAAAATAAAATTACTGGGGCAGATTTTGCAAAACTAAAGGGTCGAAATGGCACTAGCAAAAAGTCAAAAAAGTCTTAAGTCTTGGACTAAACAGAAATGGCGAACTAAGAGTGGCAAACCTTCTAGCAAAACTGGCGAAAGGTATTTACCTACTAGTGCCATTAAATCTTTATCTAGCAGTGAGTATGCTGCAACTACCCGCAAAAAAAGAGAAGATACTAAAAAGGGTAAGCAGTTTAGCAAACAACCTAAAAAAATATCTAAAAAAACTAAACCCTATAGGAAAGTATAATGGCTGAAGTTGAGTATAAAGGAATAAAGGTAGGTGGCTCCAAGCTACTTCTTATTATACCCCTCGTCGGCACAATTATTGGGGGTTTGTGGGGCGGATTCGAGGCGTATCAGAGATACTTATCTATGGAAAAGAAGATAGCTAACTTTGTATCTCCCGATTTGTCATTTATTACAAACCATATGGTTATGGTAGAGGGTGAACTAGCTATTATCAGCGAACAGTTTACCAACCTTAAAGAAGCTGACCGCCTAGTTAATGAAGTAATTAGCGAACAGGTAAATTCAATTAAAGCATCCTTGGCTAGTGTATCAGCTAGTGTACACGATGCTAAGATTGAGCTTCGAGAAGACTTGACTGGCATAGAATCAACTATGGATAAGCAAGAACAGCGTATGAAAGATGACCTATTATCTTTTGAGGGCGTAATAGAAGAACAAAGACAGCGACTAAAGGAAGATGTATCTACTGTAGAAGGTTTAATGGATAATGTTGAGCTTAGAGTAGATGATAAACTAGATTCTATTAAAGCATCAATGGATCAACAGGAAGATCGCATTGAATTAGACATAGATGACGTTGAAACATCTATAGATACCCAGAGTTTAGACGTAAAGAGTACGTTATCTCAAGTCGAAAAAGATATGGCAGAGCAAGAACAGCGTAATCGACAGAACATAAAGGACGTAAGGGGTGTTATTAACGCTTTTGAAATCCGTATGGACGCTAAAATAGACAGACTAGACACTAAAATAGAAACTTTAGAGTTAAATTTAGATAATAAGATTAAAAAAGCTCTATTAAACCCATTGGCAGGAAATTAATATGTATTATTCTACTAAAAACCAAAAAGACTTTCGTTGCATGGGCAATGGACACTATGAAAAAGAAAGTAATACTGCAGAACGCTTTGGAAGCAAAGATTTACGCGGTAATAACGGTATGCAAAAAGAAACAATTGATAACTTGACACCTTCTGACGATATGATGTACAATATGACTATGATGCTACGTAGGTAATCATGGCAACCCCTAGAAAAGGCAAGGCAAAGGTTAAAATAACCTCGTCAGGCAAAAAAGTTAGTTATGGGCAAGCAGGAAAAGCCAAAGGCGGTGGCCCAAGAGTTCGTGTAGGGACATCTAAGGGGGACAGTTACTGTGCAAGAAGCCTTGGAATAAAAAAAGGTCTTTCCAAAAAGAAACAAAATGATCCTAATACTCCCAATAACTTGTCTCGCAAACGATGGAAGTGTTCTGGGGCTAAGTCTAGAAGGACATAAACGATGTTTAGCCCTTTAGTCCTTTTATGCTCTATAATTACCTTAGAATGTGCTACTTATGGTGGCCCTGTATTTGAAACTGAAATAGGGTGCTATACGGGGATGCAACAGGTTGGTATACCTTTTTTAAAAGAAAAGTACCCTAATTTGGTAGTTACAGACAAAAGATGTGTTTACTGGGGTAAAGTTAATACAGAGGTAGATACTTAAAATGGCTCCACGCAATTATAAAAAAGAAAATGCTAACTACAAAAGCAGACCAGAACAAATAGCTAAACGTGTTGGTCGTAATAAAGCCAGACGTATAGCTACAAAGGCGGGCCTAGTTAAAAAAGGCGATGGTAAAGACGTAGACCATAAGAATGGCAATCCCTTAGATAATAGAAAAAGTAACCTACGGGTGCAAAAAGCATCTAAAAACAGATCGTTTCCAAGAAACAAAAAAGCAGGAAAGGCTTAATACAATGATGGGTATGAAAAAGAAAGAAAAAAAAGTAAAAGGCTATATGGGTGGCGGTATGGCTGCTAAAAAACCTATGAAAATGATGGGTGGCGGTATGGCTAAAAAAACTATGGGCTATAAAAAAGGTGGTATGGCTAAAGCTGGAGCATCTAATCCTCCTAACAGAAAAGCTAAAAAATAAAGGATAAAAATATGGCTCTGAAAAAACCTTCACCTAAACAAGCAGGACTAAAGAAACTACCTACAGCTGTACGTAACAAAATGGGTTATATGAATAAGGGCGGTATGGTAAAGAAAACAGGAAAGAAAAAATAATATGGCAAAGGGTGTACAGCATTACTATAAAGACGGGAGAAAGTTTAATGGGGCTAATCATAAAATGTCTGATGGGACCTTACACACTGGTAAAACTCATACTAAAGGCTCTAAACCCTTGGTCCATTTTAAAGACCTCACAAAGGCAGCAAAAGAAAGATCTAAACGTGCCTAAGTATTTAGTAGGAAAGAAAAAGAAATAATGGCTAGACAGTTAACAGAAAATCAACAAAAGTTTCTTGAAGTACTATTTGATGAAGCTAATGGTGATGTTATATCTGCAAAGAAACTTGCAGGGTATAGCGATAATACCCCTACTAGACTAGTTGTTGAAGCATTGAAGGACGAGATAGCAGATGCTACTCGTTCTTACTTTGCTCGTACCGCACCAAAAGCTGCAATGGCTATGACTAATGCGTTGTACGATCCTACTGAGCTAGGCATACGAGATAAGATGTCGGCTGCTAAAGACTTGCTAGATCGTGCAGGATTAGGTAAAGTAGATCGAGTTGATGTAAGTTCTTCTGGGGGAGGAGTATTTATATTGCCAGCTAAAGAAGGCACAAACGAATAAAGAGTTGGGAAAGAGATACTATAGGCTTTTGGGAACTACCAAAGCCGCACAGAGGCCAAGAAAAAAACTGGCATACTATTGCAAGATTATCAATAAAACAAATTCCTTTTGGGTATGAAGTTAATCCTGATAATGAAAGACTACTAGAGCCAATACCTCACGAATTAGAAGCATTACATCTTGCTAAACAACACGTCAAACAATATAGTCTACGAGATGTAGCACAATGGCTGACAAGACAAACAGGGAGAAGTATCTCCCATATGGGTTTAAAGAAAAGAATAAGTATTGAGCGAAAACGTAAGAAAACAATTATTATTAAAAAGCGACTTGCCGAACGCCTCCAAAAAACGCTACAAGAGATCGAAAAACTTGAAGAAGACAAAGTTGGAGCCTATTCAAGCAAAAGAAGTTAAACAACCTACTCTACTACCTGCTGTCCCTATGGCAGCACCGTTTGACACTGAAGTTGCCCAAGATATAGTATTTAAACCTAATGACGGCCCCCAGACAGACTTTTTATCTTCATCAGAAAGAGAAGTTTTATATGGTGGTGCTGCAGGCGGGGGTAAATCTTATGCAATGCTGGCAGATCCCCTACACGGATTAAACAGCCCTAACTTTAGTGGGCTACTAGTCAGACACACGACAGAGGAACTACGTGAGCTTATACAAAAAAGCCAAGAACTATACCCTCGTGCAATACCAGGTATCAAATGGTCTGAAAGAAAGAGCCAATG